TCCAATGAATTTTGTGGCGCGACTGTGAAGAGGTGCATCGCACTTTACAAAGGTGCGATGCACCTTTATCTCCTGATTTATGATTCAGGACGCCACTTTCTCTCGCGCTGAGCTCGTCTCAATGACCAACGTTCCGGACGATGTGATTGCGCATTGGGTGAAGATGGGGATTATTCAGCCTGAACAGGCCGCGCAAGGCAAAGGAAGACACAGGTCGTTCCATGCGCGCGAAGTCAATAAGGTTGCTATCATTGCTCGCCTACGTGAGTTCCGTTGCTCTATAGACCTGCTTAGGTTTGTGAGCAGCGTGATTGATCGGGCCTATGCGCTGCAGAAGCAATATCCTTCACTTAACCCCTATCGTTTCTATGTTCCTGCCTCGCATTTCCATACTTACAGGGAGTTTGTTAGCGGCGGCCCCGCTCTCGTCCGCGATTTCGAGGACGGAGGCTTTGTAAACCGAAGGGCGACGTCCTTAGAACACATAACGCACCTCGACAGTCGAGATTACTCGTCTGAAGAAATGGATGCCATCCACAGTATCATCACTTCCCATTACGACAGCGATATCGATCGATTGGCCTTAAATGTCGCATCTGATTTATCGTGGGAAAGTATATCGTCAAACTTAGTGAGGGATATCTGGCTCATCTGGCCCAACGGGGTAAGCTGGGAGATATATAGCTCTAGCGGCGAAGATCTTTCGGGACTTCGTATTATGCCAGAAGCGGCGATGTTTTTGCACATTTCCCGAATTCTTAAGCCACTTTGGGGCCAGGAGTACGTCTCGTCATGGGATGCTTGACGAACAGCCCAGAAGGTTGGGAGCCTTTAACTCAAAGCACTGTGACGTGCTCTCATCGGGAATGTGGGCTAGTTCGCGTCCAACTTAATTGGTGGCAGCGCGAACTGAGCCGGATTCTTGCGTCTCGCCCGGCTCACCAACATTCTGGTCGGCAACAATGGATGGCAGCATACGAGGAAGCGCGAGACCATGTTGTACAGCTTCAGCGAGAAATTCCGATCGCCTGTCTAAGCGTTTCGGGAGTTGCGGCAGAATCTGGCGGAACAGGGAATCTAGTTCTTGTATGGTCGGCGCCGGAATTAGGCGACCATCAGCCTCATCAGCAAAAAACTCAGGTAGGCTGACTCCAACCACATTCAAGATAGCGCGGAGATTGCCCACACTTGGTTCGCTACCCTTTTTCAGATTTGTGAAGAAGGATGTATTTACTCCAGCTTTCCTTGCCCACTCATTGTTGGAAAGCGCTTGATCCCTTGGGATCACCATCAGTCTGTCATAAATTGCCCTAGCTCTCTGGGCAGCGTCAGGCTTTGCCATATATACCTCTTTCGATTGGAAATATCCTATAGCTTCGCCTGATGCCATTTGATAAATTTCCAACGAGAGTCTCGACATCATTGGAAATTTATCATATGTATCGGGGATGCAGATTGTTCTCTCCGATGCCGACGCGGCACTGCTCTCACGAATTGAGGCGTACCTGCAAAGGTCCGGGACTAGACCGACGAGGTTCGGCCTAGATGCCATGAGTGACGGGGCGTTGGTCATGCAACTGCGTTCAGGTCGGTCGCTGACCCTGAGAAATGCGGAACGGGTGCTGACACACCTCGCGCAATGCGAGCGAGGAGTGAAAGCCGCTGACGACACTCAGACGGCAAAGCGTAGCGCGTCTGCTGTTTCGCAGACGGCAGCCGCTTAATGCACGGCTTATCAATCACCTTGGCACTCTTTCTTGAGCGCTTCTTCAATCTTCCACCTCACCGCTCTCCAGTGGCTTTCCTCCCGGTCGAGGACCTCTTGAAGCAACACGTGGAAGCGCTCGCCTTTGCGTTCAGACCGATCGTCCTCGTAGAGCGTTTCGAGATCTGTGAGGCTTTCCTCGGACACATCGCTGCACTCAATGAGTGGGCGTTTGGACCGCAAGAATTCCCGCGCGCACATGATCTCGGTCACATGCATGAGCATGATGATTTCGGGGCCATGCATTTTCGTTTCGCGGCGAACCAGCTCAAGTTCGTTCCGCAACTCAGCAACCTCGCGTCGAAGGCGGGCGACCTCATCGTCCATTCCGAATTCCCATTCCTAAGGAGATTGCCGTGCGCCCGATCGAAGAACAGCGCCTCGCGCTCGAATGCCTCCGCTTGGCCGATGGGAACATCGACGCGGCGGAGGCAATGCTCGCCTTCGTCACCGGAAGTGTTTCCGGAAATGCGAGGCAGGCAAGCGCTGAACTTAGCCTCGAGGAGCGACCCCAGCGGTAGCATTGAGGCACTCGACGTAGAGCTTGAGAAACTCAGTTCGCGAGAACTGCCGGAGTTGGATGTTGGCTTCGGCGTTCCAAATATACTGGGCCATTCTGAGCGCGACAGCTTCTTTGCTTCCAGCGTCAGGCAAATTCTTGATCGTGACGGCATCGGACATTCTGATTCCCTTCGTGCTTGGTTTGACGACCGCACGATGGCTAACGTCTCGGCAGCTTGCAACGGCTGCCGAGACGTAAAGGATTGCAGCTCAATCATTTCCCGGAAGCTTGGCGCGAATAGCGTCGACGAAGCCGAAGGCGATGTACTGGCTATCCTCTGGCAGGGAAGCCTCGTTCGCATCGTCGAGACGGTCGAGAAGGTCGTGAATGGCGCGCCGGGGAATGTCGGCTGCGTCGAGCGTGTCGATCAGCACCGCGACCAGGTTGCCCCACATCACGAGGGCGGAGCAGGCCAAGTCGCGCGCGATGCCGTCGAGGCAATCGCCGTCGCCCCCGCCCTTCTCCGGCTTCGTCCGCTCTCGTCCCGTTCGGCCCGGTGGTTTGCGCCGAGCGGCCTTAGCCCTCTTCTTCGTCGGCCCTTCGGCTGCCGTCACAACATACATCTCCATGGAGGCCTTGATGCCGCATGACGTGAACACTGTCGTTCCGAACACGGAACCTCTTGATGAAGCGCGCTTCCACGCCGCGATGATGGAATGCGTCTCCCGGCAGATTTCCCGGCACGGGCTGGCGAAGGTCGCCCAGATCATGGGCCTGTCGATCCGGCAGCTCGGAAATCTCGGTAACGGCTCTTTCCCGCGCCCGGACCGCCTCGCAAATCTTCGCGCCCTGGATGGCGATGCCCTCGATCCCATCCATCGCGCTTACGGTGAGCGCTCCGTGCCCCGCGAGGCCATCTGCACCTCCGATCCCATCTCGGCGAAGATGGCCCTTCTATTGTCTCGAACGATCGAGATGGAGCGCCCGGAGAGCGACGGCGGGCAGCGGGCCACTCTCGCGGAGATCCTCGCACTCTGTGCCTCGCCAGAGGATGAGGCTACGCTCCGGAAGATTGTCCGCGTCTGCGCAGGCTGGCTGGAGATGGTCGACGCCTATCGTGCCGGTGAACGGCCAAACCTGCGCGCCATCAACACCTGAGCGGGCAAACAACATGACAACCGCCCTTCCCTCCACCGTCGAAACCGAAAGCGCGCTCATCGGCGCGCTGCTCATCGACCCGTCGCAGATCGATGGCGCCGCAACCCGGCTCCGGCCGCAGCATTTCAGCGATCCCCTGCTCGCCCGGATGTTCGCGGCGATCCGCTATCTCCACGACGATAGCAAGCCTGTGACTGGGCCGGCGGTGATCCGCCATCTGGGCGACGATCCGGACCTTGCCGCAGTAGGCGGGCCGGGCTTCGTCGCGCGCCTTACCGGCGATCCCTATGCGTCGTTCGCCTTGGCGGAAATAGAACACCTGATCGAGACCGGGCGGCGACGCCTCCTGATCGCTGGGCTTGAGGCCGGTGTTCAAGAACTGGCCGACATCAGCATCGACGTCGATGCCGCGGTCCAAACGCTTGAGACCAAGATCCTCTCGTCGGTCTCGCACGACCTGCGACAGCGCACCTATACGATGGCCTCAGCCTTTGCCGATGCCCTCGATCGCATGGAGCGCCTTGCCCGCGGGGAGATCGATCCCGGCGTTCTGATCCATGGTTTCCAGGACTGGAACGACATCACCGGCGGCCTTCAGCCCGGCGACTATCTCGTGCTCGGCGGAAGGCCCAGCATGGGGAAGACAGCCCTTTCGCTCGGCGTCGCTTGGCGCGCCGCTGCTGCCGGTCACGGAGTTCTCTACATCAGCCGCGAGATGGACATCACCCAGTTGATGCCGCGCATCCTCGCGGACTTGCTCCATGATGCTGGCGGCAAGGGCACCTTCGACGATGTGCGCAAGGGCAAGGTCGGGGCCCAAGACATGGCCATCCTCCGGGAAATCGAGCGGCAGGTTGCGGGCTTTCCGCTGACGATCGTCGACCCCGATCAGTTCTCCGCAATGCAAATCGGGTCGCTTGTGCGTCGACATCGTGACGTTTTCCGTCGGCGTGGATGCGAACTTGGCCTCGTTATCATCGACTATCTTGGGTTGATTGACCCTCCCGCAGGCAAGCCGAACAGGGAGCAGGAGATCACTGCGATCAGCAAGGCGATCAAGGGTGCTGCCCGCTCGAACCAGGTGCCGATCATCGTCCTGTCGCAGCTCAGCCGCGCCGTCGAGCAGCGGGAGGACAAGCGCCCCCAGCTCTCCGATCTTCGTGACAGTGGCTCCCTCGAACAGGACGCCGACCAGGTGCTCTTCGTCTACCGCGACGAGTACTATCTGAAGCGCTGTGAGCCCGACCCTGCAGATGCCAAGAAGCGTGAATCCTGGGAGCAGGAAATGCGCGCTGCGCGTGACCGTATCGACATCTATTCCGCGAAAAACCGCCAGGGAGAGCTTCACAGGCGCAAGGCCTGGTTCTTCGGTCAGCACCAGGCGATCCGGAATTCGGACTTCTATAAAGACGGAGGTTTTCGGTGACCGATCGCCTCCCTTCCCTGCCCCTTTTCGTCGACGACTACGAGGGCGCCACAGCGCACCTGACGCTCGAAGAGGACGGCGCCTACATGCGTCTGCTGCGCCTCTGCTGGCGCACTCCGAAGTGCTCCATCCCGGACGACCCCGAGTGGATCATGCGCCGCCTCCGGGTCGATCAGAAGACCTACGACCGGGTGGTCGTGCCGCTCATTTCAGAGTTTTTTAAGCGCTCGCGAGGACGCTTATTCCAAAAACGTTTGGTGCAAGAATTTGTATATGCCGTTGAGCGCAAAACGAAGCGCAAGGAAGCCGGAAAAAAGGGTGGTTCCGCCAAGGCGCTAAAAAACAACGAAAAAGAGTCTAGCAATGCTAGCGTTTTGCTAGAGCAGAAAGATAGCAATGCTGTAGCACCCAGACCAACCCCAGCCCAGACCATAAGAAGTAAGATAGAAGGAGCTGACGCTCCTTCTCGTCGGCCAGCGTCCGACCCTCCCCTGGATACCCCCGATGACGTTCGAACCGCGTTCGAGCGGCACGATGCCGTTCGCCGGGAGTTCGTCGCGAATGCCCGATCCGTGGAACTCACGTCCGACCGCCGACGAAACCTAGCTGCCCGACTCAAGGAAACCGGGGGATTGGCTGGCTGGGACGAGATCCTGTCGACCATCCGAGGATCCTCGTTCCTCCGTGGCGAGACCTCCAGGAACGGCTTCGTGCCGACGCTCGATTGGGTTCTGAAGCCCGCAAATCTCAGGAAAATCCGTGAAGGAAACTTCGATGACCACACCAGCGATCTCGCCAATGGCAACCCCCGCCCTGCGAGCATTCGAGGCTCCACCTGCGACGCCCTCGCTACCGCCCGAGGTCTGCTTGGTGTTGACTGATCGGGCCTTCGTCCACGATGGCTCAGCGCCTTGGAGCGTGGAACATGCCCGAGCCGTGATCCGGGACCATGCCGTGTGGTTCCACGAGATCGAGCAGGCGCACGACGACCTTTCGCTGTCGATGCAGCCAGCACCGCACCGCTGGATCGTCGATCGATTGACGGTGCTGGCAGCGATGTTTTCGATCGGACGCCATCCGGCCGCCGCGCAGGACCTCGCGATCTGGCTCGCTGAGACCGCCCGGATGATGGAGGATCTTCCGCATGATCTTCTGGGCTTTGCAATCGATGATGCGGTCAAATCCCGCAGCAACGGCTTCATCCCGAGCGTGGGCGAAATCCGTGCGATTGCCGATCCGCTGGTAGCTGAGCGCCGGCTTCAGCTCGACCGCCTCGGCGCGCTGATGGGCTCGATGCAACGGCCGACTGACGCTCCTGAAGCGAGATCGGCGAGTGACCTGATGTCAGATGCGCTGGAGGATTTCCGCGGCGCCGCAAGTCAGGGAAACTGAAGATGGTACGAGGACGGCCCAGTAAGCCCGGAGCATCGGCATGAACGCCATAGTGACCGTCATCCCCGCCGGTAGACCTTCCACCACTCAGGAAGAATGGATTGAGCGCGGCCGCACACTCGCTGACCAGCGCCGGGACGTCGACTGGCAGCTGGCCGACTGGATGGCCGAGGGCAAAGAGGCTGGATACCTGACGCAATCCGGATTCGACTTCCTGAGCGAGAACCTCGGCCTTGCCCCGAAGCGCCTGAAGGACGCGCTCAAGGCCGCGACCACGTTCCCCCCGGCCCTGCGCGACCGCACCCTGTCGGTAGACCACTACGCCGCCGTCGCCTCGCTCCCCCAGGACGAAGCCCTCCCCCTACTCAAGCGTGCCAGCACCGACCACCTGCCGGTCAACGCCCTCCGGGAGCATGTGACCCAACGCCGTTATGAGACCGGTGCCAACTTCGCCGACGACGACACGGACAGCACGCTCTGCACCCTGATCGTCCGCGCCTGGAACCGCGCCACCCCTGAGGCCCGAGAGAGCGCATTCGAGCACTTCAAGCTCGCTGCCTCCCACGGGTTCACCATCGTAGACGAAGACGAGGCCTCCGATGTCGAAGAGTAAGCTCCTGCCCACCTCCGCACCGAAGCCCATCCCGCCGGAGTTCATGGAGAAGTTCAAGAAGCACGGATGGCGCCGGGTCGAACAGATCTGGGGCAAATCCACGGTGCTCGCCTGGCGCAAGGCGATCGGGGCGAAGCGCATGGCGGCGGAACGCAAGCGGTTCCTGAAGGAGGAAGCTGCGCGATGAGCGGCCCCCTCAAGAACGAGAAGCACGAACGGTTCTGCCAAGCCCTCGTCGGTGGGGAGACGCTGGCTCAGGCCTACGTCACCGCCGGGTACAAGCCGAACGAAAAGAACGCGGCCCGCTTGAAGAAAATTGAGGGGGTTACCGCTCGCATCGCCGAGCTGCAGGAAAAGGCGGCTGACATGGCCGTCCTGACTGCCGCAGACATCGCCCGCCAGCTCGACGAGGACCGTGCCTTTGCGAAGGCCATGGAGGTCCCCGGTGCCATGGTCGCCGCCACCATGGGCAAGGCCAAGGTCCTCGGCCTGATCGTCGACAAGACCCAGCACACCGGCGCCATCAACATCACCATCAGCCAGGAGGATGCAGGGCTATGAACCAACCCTGCCGCTCCCTTATTTCAATCGCGGTCGTCGCATGCGTCGCATAAAGCTGCTTCCGCACCCAACCGAGGGTTATAAACCGGTGCCCCGCAATGGAAGCACTCTTCGAAGTTCACTTCATCCGACTCTTCTTCGTCGCGGATGGCTCGATCTAACATGTCCATTGGTCACCTCCGCCAGCAATCTGCTCGCGACGTATGAAGAGCGAGTAAACTCAATTCGCTGTTTTTGCGACAGCAGATGGTAGCGCAACTTACTCCGAGACAACGCGAAGCGAACCGCTTGCTCGCCTCGGCTGCGCGCAACATCATGCTCCGCGGCGGCTCGCGCTCAGGCAAGACGTTCATCCTCTGCCGGGCGATCATCCAGCGCGCCATCAACGCGCCCGGCTCCCGGCACGCGATCTTCCGCTTCCGCTTCAACCACGCGAAAACCTCGGTGTGGGCTGACACCCTGCCGAAGGTGCTGAAGCTGTGCTTCCCGGCGCTGCGCGTCCGATACGATCGCACGGACTTCTACATCGAGCTTCCGAATGGCTCGCAGATCTGGATCGCTGGCCTCGATGACAAGGAGCGCGTCGAGAAGATCCTCGGCGCCGAGTATGTGACGCTCTACTTCAACGAGTCCTCGCAGATCCCGTGGGGCTCGGTCGAAATGGCGATGTCCCGCCTGGCGCAGAAGTGCGAACTGGCACCGGAGATCGCCGCCGCGACCGGCAAGACGCACCTCGCGCTCAAGGCCTATTTCGACTGCAACCCGCCGAGCAAGCTGCACTGGTCCTACCAGCTATTCCGCGCCAAGCTGAAGCCCGGCACGAAGGAGGCGCTGCCGAACCCCGACGACTACGCCGAAATGAAAGTGAACCCGTCGGACAACGCGGACAACCTGCCTGCGGAATATTTCGACGTGCTCGCCTCCATGAGCGCTGCGCAGCGCCTGCGCTTCGAGGCAGGCGAATGGGCCAGCGACGTCAACGGCGCGCTCTGGACGCTGGAGGATCGGCAGACCGAGGGCGGCGAGATACCCGGCATCGATCGCTTTCGCATCGACAAGGGCGCCATGCCCGACATGCAGCGCATTGTGGTCTCGGTCGATCCGTCCGGCACCAAGGGCGATGGCGGGGGCGACGACATCGGCATCGTGGTCGCAGGCAAGGGCGTGGACGGCCGGGCCTATGTTCTGGAGGATGCCACATGCAATCTATCGCCGGAAGGCTGGGGCCGCCGGGTCGCCGAGAAGGTCGAGAAGTGGGGCGCGGATTGCGTCGTCGCGGAGCGCAACTTCGGCGGTGCCATGGTCGGCGCAGTCCTGCGCGCTGCCGGTGACCGACGCATGCCCCGGTTCAAAGAGGTCACCGCCACGCGCGGCAAGGTTATCCGCGCCGAGCCTATCGCCGCGCTCTACGAGCAGGGCAAAGTCAGCCATGTCGGCAGTTTCCCGGACCTTGAGGATCAAATGTGCAACTTCACCGCCGCTGGTTACGTCGGCGACAACTCGCCAGACCGGGCCGACGCGCTGGTCTGGGCGATGACTGAACTGATGATGGGCAAGGCAGGGTACTCGATGGACAACCTGCTTTAGGCCGGAACCAAATTCAGCCGATAGTGCCGGTCATCGATTTCCGCCTGCATTACTTCAATGCCGGGGCGGTGTTGGGAAAGCAAAACCATCGTGTCCGCACGGTTTTTATCATCTATCTTAGCTCCGAAGATCACGCCAGTTAGCGCGTGAGGCGGGAACTTTCGGAACCCTGGCCCACCTTTGTCGGCTATCATCCGCTTTTCATCCTCGTACTCCCAGCAAGATGCCTTTGTGAGCACGGAAGAGCGGAGGAAATCGTAGTTCGGAGTTTCCATCTTGGTCACGTCGGCCTCCGGACGATCGTCCGAGTACGAAACTGGCAGCCCAACGAACGGTGTTGGGTCTCCCATCTGCTTGAACCTAAAGCACACGCCCGTATGGTTTTCTGCGTAATGGGACCACATCAACATGTTATCCGGCTTTGTGGTCAGACACATA